GAGGTCGACGAACTCCTCCTTCGTGTCGCCCAGATGCGCGGCGCAATCAATAGGTTCGACCTCGCCGTCTTCCGCGTCTTTGGTCTCGTCCACAAATTCCGCGACTCAAACGCCATTCAGGCGTCCGTTGCCACACCCACGTTGCGCCCGAAACTTAACCTCGACGACCTGGCATCCATATGATAATCCAACCACCCTCCGTTCTTCTCGCCGGCCCATCGGGTAGCGGCAAGACCTGTTCCATCGCCACGCAACTCCTATGCGGCCTCCGCGTCTTCGTCGTCGTTACCGAGCCCGACGGCGTGGCGTCGCTCATCGACCACGCCGAGCGTATCAAGGCGCCGATCGACATGCTCCATTGGGCCTACTGTCCTCCGAAAGGAGCCGACTGGATGGCCCTCGACGACATGTACACCAAGGTGAACTCCCTCGATCAGAAAGGTCTCGCCGACATGCGGGACCTCGGCAAATCGGCGTTCCGAGACGCCGGACGTAAGTTCCTCAACGCCTTCCGCAATTTCCACTGTGATCGAACCGATCAGGACTTCGGCGACTTCACATCATGGGGCGACAACTGCTCCATGAACGTCGACTCCCTCACTGGCTGGTCGATGATCGCCTGGGGCCTGACCGTCGGTTACAAGCCGACCGCGAACCCCGGTGAATGGGGCATCGCCCAGAACGTAATCGCCAACCACCTCAACAAGATAAACTCCGATCGTCAATGCTTCTTCAACCTCACGTGCCATGTTGAGAAGGAAGTCGATGACATGACCGGCGCGAAGAAGGTGATGGTGTCGACGATCGGAGCCAAACTCGCCCCGAAGATTCCGCCGTTCTTCAGCGAGTTCGTGCGTTGTTCGCGCGTTCTCGACGTAAAGACCGGTGCCGCGTCATTCTCGTGGTCCACCGTCGCATCGGACATGGACCTCAAAAACCGCGCCCTCCCAATGTCCGCCACGATGCCGGCGGACTTCAAACCAGTTGTCGACGCCTACCGGCGTCGCGTGAGATTGGCCGGGGCTTCTCCGACGCCCCCCGTCCAACCGACCCCTGGGACCGCTGCGAAGGCCGACCCGGTCCTCCCAGCAGCTCCTATGTCGCCCACCCCGGCGTCTCCCAAATGGACCTAAAGAAAGGATAGTCCATGTCATTCGACCCTGATGCCTTCATGACGCAGACCCTCGACCAGCCGCTCGAAACCGAGAGGACGCTCGTCCCCGAGGGCGAGTACAAAGCGATGGTCGACGACTTCACTCGCGATGCCTTCGAGACCATCAACTTCACCTACAAGAAAGGTCCGAACGCCGGTCAGGACGGCTCGTTCACGAAGTTCAACGTGCCCCTCCTCATCGACGACGATAAGGTGAAGACTGAACTCGGCATGACGAAGGTCGTCGTGTTCTTCAGCTGTACCCTCGACTTCGAGCAGGACGGCCAGACCCTGTCGTGGGGGAAGAACAAGAACATTGACCTCGGCAAGCTCCGCAAAGCCGCCGGCCAGAACAACCCCGGTCCGTGGTCGCCCGGCAACCTCCGCAACGCCGGACCACTGATGGTCAAGGTCGAGCACCGCTCGGGCAAGCGTAACGACGGATCGGAGTGGAAGCGGGCCGAAGTCACCCGCATTGCCCCGATTACGTAACGATCTTCGCGGCACGAAACCTGGTCTGGTGTATCGTGCCAACAAGGGGAGGGGAGCCCGGCGGTCTGCACATCCACACCGGCTCCCCTCTTTCCCACGAAAGGACCACGACACGATGAGAATCGTCCCGCTTACCGACATCGTCGTTGGCACCCGCCAGCGTCGCCAAATCGACCCCAAGCCGCTCGACGAACTTGCCGAGTCGATCCTCTCGACCGCGCTACTACACCCGCCCGTCTGCTGGCTAGACCCCACGACTGGGAAGTGGCAGCTCACGGTTGGCGAACGCCGGTTCCGCGCGATCGAGAAGATCAACACCCGCAAACCCGTCCCGACGTTTAGGTGCTCCAATGAAGTCGTCACGCCCGGCCACATCCCAATCACGCCGCTCGAAAACCTCGACGAAATCCTCCGCTTCGAAGCCGAACTCCACGAGAACGTCTACCGAGAAGACCTCACGTGGCAAGACAAAGCCCGTGCTCTTTCGGACCTGCACACTATGCGGAGCGTTGCTAATCCCAAACAAACACTCCAAGATACGGGCGCAGAGCTTGCCGAGCACGGCGCTGCTGGGAGTGCCGCTTCCGGCGCCGTCCAAGTTCGACAGTCCCGCATTATTGCAAGCAATCTCGATAACCCAAAAATTGCAAACGCCCGCAATCAGAAAGAAGCCCTCTCGTTAATCTACAAGGCGCAAGAAGAAGCCGCCACAGCCGCCCTCGTCAAACGCCGTCTCGCGGCGATGCCGAAGACGGGCCTCGATCTGGAGATCAAGAATGTCGACCTCCTTACCCACCTGCCTCTACTTGCGTCGGAATCTTTTGATCTCATCTGCGCTGATCCTCCCTACGGCATTGACGCGAGCGGCGCTGGCTTTCGTGCTCGAACAGTACATCACCATAACTACACCGACGACGCAGATACTGCTCGTGAACTCGCCAAGGCTATTCTCACAGAAGGATTCCGCATTAGCAAACCACGAGCGAATATCTTCATCTTCTGTGCGATTGAGTATTTCGACTGGCTTAAACGTATGGCCGCTAATATGGCCTGGGTTCCGTTCAATCGTCCGCTGATCTGGCAGAAGAGCGACAGCGAGGGTCTCGCGCCTTGGGGCGCTCAGGGTCCGAGGATCACCACGGAGTTCATCTTCTATGCGACCAAAGGGCAGCGCGGCCTCAATGCTTCTCCCACTGACGTGTTTCGTGTTAATCGTGTGGGCCGCGACGCGCGGACCCACGCCGCAGAGAAACCAGTGGAACTTATGTCTCGCCTTATTGAGTGCGCGACACTTCCTGGTGACAGGGTGCTCGATCCCTGCTGTGGCTCCGGTTCTACTCTCGTGGCGTGTCGAAATACAAAGCGGCTTGCGCTCGGTCTTGAGAAAGACCCCGACTACTTCAACACCGCAATGACTAACGTCTTCGGAGGCGATGAGACGCCATGACCGATTTCGACCAATGGGGACTATGGTACGGAACCAAGGGTCCTCCCGACGCCCCGATCGTCCTCGTCGGCGAGTCATGGGGCCACGAAGAACAACAGGCCCAACGCCCCTTCGTAGGCCCATCGGGTGCCGAACTCGATCGCATTCTCGCCGCCGCTGGAGTCCCCCATGACAAAGTCCTCTTCACCAACGTCATCGCAGCGCGCCCGAAGAACAACGAAACGTGGCGCTTCTTCGAGCCCGCCTCCATCTGGGGGAAGCATCCCCGCATTGGAGGACTTGCTCCATCAGACTTGGCGAAATGTGAGGCATCTCGACTTTATTCGCAACTCGCAGCACATCCTCGTCAAGTCGTTATCGCAGCCGGGAATTTTGCCCTCTGGGCACTCTCAAGTATTACAGGAGCTAAAAAACTTAGCCGCTCTAACAACCGACCTATCCCGCCGGACGAGCAGACTTGGGTTCCGAGTGGAATCGGTAATTGGCGCGGCTCGATGTGGTACGTCTCGCCGCAAGAAGAACTCCTCCCACCCGGCATAACGAGAACACAACTGTCGACGACGATGTTGCTTCCGATCTACCACCCAGCGGCAATCATGCGCGAGTGGTATCTTCGCGAACCGACGATCCACGACCTTCGCACTCGCGTCAAGCTCGCCCTCTCAAACGACTGGCGGCCTGATCCCGACTTCGATTTCCTCGCCCCGCCAACTTTCGACCAAGCCGTCCGATGGCTTCAGGATCAGATCGCACGCGCTAATCAGTCGGTCATCTGGCTCGCCCCCGACATCGAAACCATCCGTCACAACTTCCTCGTATGTCTGGGTATCGCGAAGTCCGATCGCGAGGCTATCGCAATCCCGTTCGTCGATATTCGCGACGGCGAGATCGTTTCATATTGGGAACCGCACGAGGAGGCCCGCCTAATCCAACTCCTAATCCGCCTCCTATCGCACCCTAATGTGCGTATCATCGGACAGAACTTCATCTACGACACCCAGTATATCCAACGCGACTGGGGCATCACCCCGGCGTTGGCACACGACACGATGCTCGCACAGAACGTCCTATTCCCCGGAACACCGAAGGACCTCGGCTACCTATCGTCTCTCTATGTCAAGTACCATTGGTACTGGAAAGAGGACGCGAAAGAGTGGGACATGAAAGGCGACCTTCGTTCACTCCTCTACTACAACGCCCTCGATTGCGTTCGGACCTACGAAACCTGCGAGTCCCAGCTTCAGCTTATCAAAGCCCTGAAGATGGAGCCGCAGATGTCCGAAAAAATGGCGATCAACGGTCTCTGTCTTCGTATGATGAACCGCGGCGTCAGG